TAGATGAGAATGAAATTAAAGCAAGCAATGGTAGCCGTTACTGGAACTCATTGTACATGCAAGATCCTACCCCGGAAGAGGGTGGTTTAGTAAAAAAACAATGGTTACAGGAATGGACAGATGATGATCCTCCCACCTGTGATTTTGTAATACAAACATATGATACTGCTTTCTCTACTAAAACTACGGCGGACTATAGTGTTATACAGACATGGGGTATCTTTTCCATGTTCCAGAAAGAAGATGATGGTTCTGAAGACTATGTTTCTAATTTGATTCTTCTGGGAAATGTAAGAGAAAGATTTGAGTATCCAGAGTTACGTCGTAAAGCACATGAACTTTATAATAGACACCATCCTGATATTTGTATTATAGAAAAGAAAGCAAGTGGACAGTCGCTGATACAGGATATGCGGAGGTCTGGTTTGCCTGTCCGGGAGTATATGCCTGACAGGGATAAGGTATCCAGAGTTTATTCTGCCAGTCCTTTGATAGAGGCTGGTAGAGTATGGATACCCAAGGGTAAGAAATGGGGAGATATTTTAATAGATGAGTTATTAAAGTTTCCCAATGCTGCACACGATGATCAGGTAGATGCTATGGTTATGGCTGTACATTACTTACGGGACTCATGGCACCTGTCACATCCTGAAGATCCTGAATGGGAAGATGAGCCAAAGAAAAAGAACTCAACTTACTGGAACTTCGCAGCATAAGTGTGTTATAATAGTGGCGGGATTAAAAGGGGAATATCATGGCAGGACTGTCATCTTTATCTAAAAATATAAATATTAAGGGTCAACCCCATAGTTTAGCTTATATTAATAAAGCTGAAGCTGCTCTTCTTAAAGCTAGGGGTGGTTCTGGGAGACCTACAAAAGAAACAAATGGCATTCCATCTTATGAGGAAGGTGAAGGTGAAGGTGATGATATTGGCGGTTGGGATGATATTGGTAATACTGCGGGTGATCCGGACGCTCCAGGTTTTGGTGACGATCTTCCCGGTATGGATCCCACCGACGATCCGTCACCGCCGGGCCGAAATCCGACAGAAGCAGAATTTGATGCCTTAGGTCTGTTTGACGACCCCGATAAAGGGGCGCTTGGCGATTTTTATAGTATGACCCCCCAAACGATTGATCTAATGGCGCATCCTGCAGAAGACCCAGAAGCCGCACAAAACAGATGGAATACAAAAAAAACTCCGAAACATCTACTACCAAAATATACTTTAGAAATGCTACAAGATCCTGTTCTTCAGGCTGCTAAAACAAATCCTGAGTTAAAGCAATGGTATGACGATGCTATTAAAGTTGCTGCTCAAAGTATGTCCTCTAATCAAGTTCTTGGTGTAATGGGTCAGAGTGGTTATAGAGATGGGAGTGGTTATATTTCCTCTTTGGAAAGAGGTGGTTTTGATAGAACATGGGGTCTTGGTATTAGGGGCGAGAATGAAGTACAAGGGCCGGAAGGTATGACCGAAGCCCAATACAATAACTATATAGACTTATACATGGCTTTTGACGAGACTCGGGCGGGAAACTTAAGGAGGGAATTGGATGCAGTTCCAAAAGACTCTCCAGAAACAGTTGGCAGTATTTTTGAAGAGGCAGGAGTTAATCCTTCCATCTATGGTTTAGATCCAAAAATGAATGCAAATAAAGTTGCAGGGTACATGGACATGAAGGCACTTGAAGGTATCGTACAGGGAATTCCGATGTTTGCAAGTATAGTTACTGGCAGTGTTAGTCCGCTGATGATGGGTGATATATTTGGCGCCGGGGCCGCTTTTAAAGAAGGTATAAATGAAGCAAAGTCGTGGTTTTCCGGTACAGTTCTAGAACCAACAGTTGAAGAGATAGATGCTCTAGGAGTTGAGCTTAAAGAAAACGCAATGTCGGTTGTTCCAGAAAACATAGATATTGCAGCAAGAATTGGAGAACTTTTTGGTGTTCGAAATCAAGATTATTTTGATAAAGAAGGTTTTTATAATAGACCAGAGCCGACAGTTGAGTCTCTAATGACTGAAGAAGAAAACGCCAAGTTTAATGAAGCAGGTTCAGTTATGTCTGCATATGAAGCTTATTTAGAACCTCCTGCTGTACCAGAAGATGTAAGAAGAGATGTTGAAAGAATACCACTACCTCCCCTCCAAACCTTAAGCAAAGCAGAGACAGAAGAACTTATGAGGATGATGAATAGGGGCTTAAGTGCTCAAGCAAGAGTAGGAGCTACTTAATGGCAATAGAACAAAATCCTTTTGAGGCGTTGGGTAATAATACAGATAATGTAGTAAACCTTCCAAGTGCCGAACAACAGACTTCCATGGGAGCGACCTTTGAGGTTGATCCTACTGATGGTGGTGTTATGGTAGACTTTTCTCAAGAAATTGAGATGTCTCCTGATAAAGAAATTGAAGAGTGGTACGCTAATCTTGCAGAGGATGTCGAAGAAGATGTTCTTAGAGAGATTGGTAATGATGTTATAGATAATTTTACAGCTGACAAAGATTCTCGTGCTGAGTGGGAGTCTATGTTTGAACGGGGCTTTGATCTACTTGGTTTAAAAGTAGAAGAAGGTACTGATCCTTTTCAAGGAGCCTGTACTGCTGTACACCCTCTTTTAATAGAATCTGCTGTTAAGTTCCAAGCAAAGGCAACAGCCGAACTCTTTCCTTCCAGTGGTCCTGTCAAAGCTAACATTCTAGGACAAGGTACTCCTGAAAGAGAACAGCAAGCTAACCGTGTTCAAAACTTTATGAACTACCAGCTTACGGAACAGATGCCTGAATACTTTGATGAGTTTGAAAGGATGTTGTTTCACCTACCGTTAATTGGTTCTGCCTTTAAAAAGGTTTATTATAGTTCAGTTCTTAAACGACCTGTTTCAGAATTCATACCTATTGATCAGTTTTATATTTCTTATTTTGCTTCAGATTTACGGGGCGCTGAGAGAGCGACCCATATAATCTATAAAAGCCCGGTAGAGTTTCAAAAAGATATACTTGCTAATGTTTATAGAGATTTAGATATTGCTTCTCCCTCGCAGTTTAATGTTTCAACATTTACTGAGAAGATGGATAATATTTTGGGACTGACTCCCAGCTATGATAATGATCCTCAGTATGTTCTGCTGGAACAACATTGTTATTTAACTCTGGAAGATGATGATGAAGCACTTCCATATATTGTTACGGTTGAAGAAAAAAGCCGACAAGTATTAAGTATTCGTAGAAATTACAAACAGGACGACCCAACGAAAGTAAAACAAAATCATTTTGTACATTACAAGTTCGTTCCGGGCTTTGGTTTCTACGGGTTAGGTCTTATACACTTCCTTGGTAATTTGACTATGACTGCCACTGCCGCAATGAGATCTTTAATAGACGCAGGGCAATTTGCAAATTTACCGGGAGGGTTTAAGGCTAAAGGCGTAAGGATGGTTGGTGATAATTCGCCAATCGCCCCCGGTGAGTTCAAGGAGGTTGAGGCAATTGGAGTAGATTTGTCAAAGGCTATTGTTCCCCTTCCCTATAAAGAGCCTTCCCAAACCCTATTCCAGATGTTGAATTTTGTAACTACTGCTGGACAGAAGTTTGCGGACAGCACGGAACAGGTTATTTCCGATGCTGCCTCCTATGGACCCGTTGGGACTACAATGGCACTCCTTGAGGCCAGTAGTAAGTTCTTCTCAGCTATTCATAAACGTCTACATAAATCTCAGAAAGATGAATTCAGGATTCTTGCTCGCATTGATTATGATTATCTTCCTGAAGAATATCCTTATGATGTTCCTTATGAAAGTCGTAGTATCTTTAAGAAGGACTTTGATGGCCGTATAGATATTATTCCTGTCAGTGATCCTAATATTCCAAGTAATGCTCATCGTATGATGCTGGCAAATATGGCATTACAGATGGCACAGCAGTCTCCTCCCGGCATGTTTAATCTGGAAGCATTAAACCGTACTATTCTACATGCAGCTAACATGCCAAATCTTGAAGAGATCTTACCACCCAAACTGGAACCACAGCCCTTAGATCCTGTTTCTGATATTATGGCAGCTACAAAAGGAATGCCCATTGCAGCATTCCCCGGACAGAATCATGATGCACATATTCAAGTTAAGATGTCTTATATGCAAGATCCTATGAATGGTGCTAATCCAATAATGAATAGATTAAAACCTGTCTTGGAATCGAACATACAAGAACACTCTATAATGAAATATCAGGAACAGATTAATGGTATAACTAGAGTAGGTATGGAACAAATGGGACCAGAAGCTGCTCAGACTCCTAGTTCATTAGAAATGATTATGGCTCAAGCTGCACAACAAATACTTAATGCTAATCAAGCAATGGGTAAAGCAGAGTCCCCTGAACAACAACTAGTGATCCTAGAAACTACAAAGGTTGAGCTTCAAAAAGAAAAAATAAAAATAGACGCTGCTGTACAGAATGCAGAGTTTAGTTTGAAAGTAAAAGAACTGGATCTTAAAGAAAATGCCCAGCTACTTGACATGAATAAAAATATGTCTAATATAGACTTTAAGAGAGAGAAGTCTGAGGCAGACCGGCTTAGTAAAGAAACAATGAAGTCTCTTGATCTATTAGCAAAACTTCTTCTGGAACAAAATAAGAATGAAACTGTGGATAGCCAGAAAGCTCAAGAACTTTTACATAAGGTTTTAAAAGAACAACAGGTTACTGAAAAAGAACTTCAAATAACTGAAATGAAAAACCTTTCAAAATTAATGGAACTTAATACTAAAGAAGAAAATACAAATCAAAGACATGCTGAAACACTCTTAGCAAAACTAGTAGAAGGAGAAGACGATGAATAAAGGTAAAGGTTATCCTGAACATGTAAAGGATACTTCTAAAAGTTTCGGAGATGCCTATAAAGAAGATGTTGTGGGCAATCGTAATACACGTTCTGTTTTGAATGAGTGGGATGATTACTCTTGGAAAGCAGATGAAAAGAGTTCTAAAAAGTAGTGCCTGATATATGGGATGAGGTTATTGCCGAGTATGGTGAAGAAATGAATCGTTTAAGAATTTCTTTATCACAGGGAATTGCAGAAGACTATTCGCACTATCGGCAAGTTGTGGGTTCTATATCCGGTATAGAATGGGCCAGAGATAATTTATCAACTATTTTAAAAACCCGACTATATAGAGAGGACGACGATTAAATGCAACAGGTAAACTTAGGTGCTTCCATAAAAAATGATTTGTGGATCACAGAAGAAGAAACGCCTAATCCATCACCACTTCCTGATCTACCGGGATTTCATGTTTTAGTAAGACCTATTTCTGTAAAAAGTGTAACTAAAGGTGGTATCTTTATACCAGACTCCACAAGAGAGGACATGTCTTACTTAACAACCGTAGCACAGGTACTTTCTCTGGGAAACTTAGCTTATATGGATAAGGATAAATTTCCGGGCGGTGCTTGGTGTAGTGTAGGTGATTATGTATGTTACGGTAAACATGCAGGAACTAAATTATTTTATAAAGGAACAAGACTTATTCTTCTCTTTGATGATCAGATTATTATGAAAGTAGAAGATCCTAAAGATCTTGATCCAACTTTTAACCTTGGAATAGGTTCTCATTAAAATAGTATGTTATAATAGCAGTACGTTAAATCGTTTGTTTCGTACACAACGGAGGTAATTATGAATAACGATGATGGATGGGATACAGTTGATTCCACCGCTAGTGAAGAAATTGAATATGAAATTGAAGAAGCTGAAGAGATTATAGAGGCTTCTCCAGAAGAAAACGAAGAAGACTCGGAAGAAGATACTCCTAAAGAACTTGAGGGAATCGAAACCAAGGGTGCGGAAAAAAGAATCAGGCAGCTTATAAAGCAACGCAAAGAGCGTGAAGAACAGATTGAAAATCTTGCTGAACATAACCAAAGACTTCAGGAAGAGCTAACTTCTAAAACTTCAGAAGTTACTCGTATATCAAAATCTAGTCTGGACATGTCTGAGAAACAGCTTAATGATAAAGTTCACTTAGCTCGACTTGCTTATATGGAAGCTTTTGATGATGGCGATAAAGAAAAAGTTCTCCAAGCCCAAGAGATTTTAAATGCTGCACAGTCGGATCTAAAAAATATTTCACAAAGAAAACAATATTTTAATCAACAGCCAGAGCCTGTTGTTCAACAGCAAGATACCAGAAGAGAACCACCGGCTCTTAAAGCAAGAGAGTGGGCAAGTGATAACGAATGGTTTGGTCAAGATTCAATTATGACTGCTGCTGCTCTAGCTGTAGATGCAGAGTTAAAAGAAGAAGGATACGATCCTAATGAAGATGATTTTTATAACGAAGTCAATAAAAGGATTAAAAGGGCTTTTCCGCAGAATTTTGGAGAAGCTACGGAACGTGTGCAGGAAAACACGAGGAAACCTGCTCAGGTGGTGTCGGGGACTTCACGCTCGTCTCCAAGTTCTACTAAAAAAGTTAAGCTTTCGCAAGACGATATAAGATTAGCTCAGAAATGGAATATACCACTTGAACAGTATGCCGCCGAAAAGCTTAAAGTTAGTCAAGCTGATGGCGACTATACTGTTGTAACATAGAGTCGTGGAGGAAATAAAATGAATACACGAAATGAATCACGTACAGAACAATTGAGAGAACAGACAACTAGAGAAGAAGAATGGACCTTTGAAGAGCCTAATACCCTTACTATCCCAGAAAACGTACAAGAACGTTTTGATAGTGAAGGTATGGCATTACGTTGGATACGTTACTCCCTTCAAGGTAAAGATGACATCGCTAATGTAGGTAAGAAACTACAGGCGGGATGGGTTTTTGTTTCTCCAGAAGAAGTTCCTGAAATGTCTCTAACATCCTTCGTGAGGGACGAAGGCAGGTATCAAGGCGCAGTTTGTCGTGGGGACGTGGCCTTGGTAAAAATGCCAGCTGGAAAAGTTACGGCTCGTAGAAAGTTTTACGAGAATAAGGCTAATGATCAAATGGATGCAGTTAATTCTCAATTGATGAAAAATTCTGATTCTCGTATGCCTATTACTAATTCGAGCCGCTCAGTAACAACCAGAGGGAGACAACCGTCCTTTCAGGACTAACTTCCTCCTAATCAAGGAGATGAAACATGTCTACTACTAAAGCATTTCGTGGTTTCATTCCGGCTCGTAAGAAAGGTGGCGGCTACAATAATGAAGCTGTCACGGACATGATTACGTTGACCTCTACGGGTCAGGCGCAGTCACCGTCCCAAAACATTTTCACAGGTGATCTAGTCGTTCTTCCGGGTATAGGTTTGACGACGATTACACCTCATATTGCTGGTTCTCTTAAGCCTTCCGGGGTTTTCATGGGTTGTCAGTATGTTGAAAATGGCGAACCGAAATTTGCCCGTTACTGGAACGGGGCAACGTCCGCCACGGACATTAAATTCTTTGTAATCACTGATCCTGATCAGACGTATTACATTCAGGCTTCTCTGTCGCTTTCTGCGGCTGAGCTTGCCATTGTCAAAAACTACAATGTAACCGTTAGCTCCGTTGCGAGTTCCGGTAACACTGTTACGGGCCAGTCAAGCTATTATCTTGATGGTGCGTCCGGTGCGGAAACTCAGTTGGCTGTGCGTGTTATTGGTAAAGCTAAGTATCCTGATGAAAAGGAGACGGATGCTTATCCGATTGTGGAAGTTTGGATTAACAATCATCGTGATCGTTTCGTGACGGCCACGGCGTCATCGGCTTAATAGGGAGGATTTATTATGGCTATTAATAGAGCTAGTATTAGCAAAGAACTCCTTCCCGGCCTTAACGCCGTTTTCGGAATGGAGTATGGAGAGGTCAATAACGAACATGAACCTCTTTATGAGGTTGAAAACTCGGATCGTGCCTTTGAAGAAGAAGTCCTCTTCACTGGTTTCGGAACTGCCCCCATCAAGGGTGAGGGTGCTTCGGTTTCTTATGATGACGCACAGGAAAGCTACACGGCTCGGTATACTGCCGAAACCGTTGCTCTTGCCTTTGCTGTCACCGAAGAAGCGATGGAAGACAATCTTTACGACACGTTCGCCAAACTTCGTGCAAAGGGCCTTGCCCGTGCGATGGCGAATACCAAGCAGGTAAAAGCTGCTAACATCTATAACAATGGTTTTGCTGATTCCATTGGTGATGGTGCTGCTTTCTTCTCTGCTTCTCACCCAACGATTTCTGATGGCGATCAGTCCAACCTTTTGGCTGCGGCTGATCTGTCAGAAGCAACCCTTGAGACGGCACTTACTGCTATTCAGAAAACCAAGGATGACCGAGGTATTCTTATTGGTGCAAGTGCTGTTTCTCTACATATCCCGGTTGATTCGTGGGCGATTGCAGATCGTGTTCTTTCCAGTCCCGGTAACACTCAGACGAGTGCTGCTTCGGCTAATCCGAATACGAATGCCATCAATGCTACCCGTCATATGGGCATGATTCCTGAAGGTTACTTCATTAATCGTCGCTTTACTGATACGAATGCATGGTTTGTTAAAACGGATGTTCCGAACGGCACGAAAATGTTTGTTCGTACTCCGCTTCAGACCAAGATGGAACCGGACTTCGATACCGGCAATCTTCGGTTCAAGGCACGGGAGCGTTATAGCTTTGGTGTTTCGGATTGGCGTGGCTGGTACGGTGCTGCTGGCGGTTAACACTATAGTAAGGGAGGGTGGTGTAATGCCACTCTCTCTTTACTACCACTAAGGGGAAAAAAATGTCTACAAATATTAAAGTAGCCCAGAATGTAAGCAGTGATGGTGCGATTATAACTGGCTTTCGTTATATAGATACTAACCTTACGCTGGGCGATGAGGGTACAGGCAGCAGTCCCACCCCCTCCACTACTCGTATTATGGCAATGCATGTCTACTCCACTATTGTTGGAGATATTATTATTAAAGGCACGAAGCAGATTACGAATAAAACGGCTGTTGGAACCGCTATCAGATGGCGTGTTGCTGCACTTGATTCACAGGATACTTATATCGGAGATATGGGCGTAGGTGTACATGGGATTGTAAGTCTTGCAACCTCTGGCGCTGCGGCCATGGCACCTACTATTACACTATATGTAGGCTAATATGCCTAATTACGCATATTTAAAAGCTGACCTTATTAATACAACTGAGAACGATTCTACAGAATTCTCTACTCAAACGTCTGTCTTCATAACGAAAGCAGAACAACGTCTATCTTATTCGCTAGATGATTTTGGTTTAGACGAATTTCATTCTGTCTCGGTATCTTCGGGTAATGCAGCAACTGTATCTTTAAATGATAGAATAAGAATTGTTCGTAATGTGAATTACGTTGTAAGCACAGGTACGGAAAAAACAAATTTACTGCAAAGAACACTAGAATATACAAATGATTACTGGCCCGTAAGTGTTTCCACAGGAAATCCTCGTTACTATGCAAGAGTTAATAACTCTAGTATTAAAATAGTACCGACACCAGTTTCAGTAATTACCACAGAAATTCAAACACAGTCAAAACCTTTAGCCTTGGCTTCAGCCACAGGAACAAGTGTAACGACTACTAACTATTTTAGTGAGTTTTGTTATAATGCTTTATTTAATGCTTGTATGATCGAAGCTACAATATACATAAAAGATTGGACTACTGTACCGTTCTGGCAGGAAACATATAATGAAAGTGTTAATGGATTACGTAATCAAGCAAGACGCACAAGACAAGATGATATGTCTAATCCGGGATCTCCTGCCGGTGGTCCTGATACTATATTACAGGGAGCGCAATAATGGTTATAGAATATAAAGATAGAACACATGCAAGTAAGGGTAATGCTGGAGAGACACCCCATGCTGGAGGTGGTAAACATTATAGTGGTGCTATAAAAAATCGTTTAAGAAAGTCGCTTGATGCAAGAGAAGAAAGACTGGCCCTAAAAAAAAGGGCAGAAAATAAAGCTAATAAAGTTCCCAAGCCCAAACGTAAACCACCTGTTCCTAAAGTTCCTCTTATTAAACCTAAAGCTGGCCCTACTAAAGTACGTCCACCGGAATATAAAGAATCTCAAATTAAAAAACCAAAAGACAACAGTGACTTTATGAACTATATGGAAGATACACAGGCTAAAAAACATGGTGGCAGTGTAAAAACTGGTAAAGTTGTTAAAACTAATATGACAGGTGATGGTATAGTTCAGTCTTGTTATACTTAATAGCTATGGTAAATAGAGCAAGTATTGGACAACAAGTTACGAAAGCGCCGTCTAAACGTAAGCCTAAACTTGGAAGTGGTAAACGATTTAAAGCACTGACAACTAGCCTTGCTAAAAAGGGGGCAGAGAATCCTAAAGCTCTTGCAGCTTATATCGGTCGCAAGAAATACGGTAAAAAGAAAATGGCTGCAATGGCAACTAAAGGAAAAAGGAGAGGATAATGAAAGGACCACACACATTGCTGGAATATCCGGCAAACTTAAATAAAATTGTAGGCCGTCCTACTGGTCAGGGCTTCGGCGCTGCACGTAAAGGGCCGTCTGTTAAAGGACCGCCGCAGGATGTTGTAGTTGATGAAAACTACGAACAAGGCAAATCTTTTAAAGTAGAAGACTAATCTATAAAAGGATTAACTATGGCTAGTAATATAAAAAAATTTCTTATAGAAAAACTTGCAAAAAAGTTGAACAAAGACAAAGAAGAGATACCTATGTCTTTTCCTGATAAAGCGTTTCCTAAATTGGGGGAGCCGTATAGACCACTGGCGCTGCCGGGAGGCCCGTATAAACTAAATGAAATGCCAAGACTATCTCGTTCTGATATCACAGATAAAGTTCCTATGTCTTATAGGACTGGGGGACAGCAAGAAATAAAAGAAGTCGTTCCCTTTAAAGGTAACTTACCAGAAAGTTTTTCAAAAAAAAACAGTAATCTTTCTGAGTTACAAAAAATAGAACTGCGTTTAGTTGGTTTAAGAAAAAAGTATTCAAAGGCTTCTACAGCAGAAGAAAAAAACAATATTATAGAAGAAGCAGAAAGTGTTAAGAATGCGTTTAGGGGTCAAATTTTATCACCTACTCGTTTTAAAAAGAAAGTTATTGGAAAGGGTAGTGGAAAAAACAAGGGAAAGAAAAGTGGGGTTTCTACAGAAACTAAAACTATGCCAGCTAACCCTGACAGTACTATACTGGTAGTTAATCCTAAAGGAGGCCAATCAAACGACCGTAAAATTAAAAAGGCGATAGTCGAGAATTTAGGAAAGAAACCACCTTTAACTGGAAAACCACAATTTAAAAGCCCCAAGGAACAGAAAAAACCGGAATATCCATTTACTCCTATAGAAGCTGTTGAACAAAAAACTGATGATGGTTTAAAAGCAATACTACGAGAACAGATTAGCCCTTCTCCAAAAGCCGCAGCCGCTATGGCGAGAAGACCTGATGAAGTTGACGTATTACCTAATATAGTTCAAACAAGTGATCGTCCCGGTGTACGTCCAGTTGTAGTAGGTACTGAAATTTCACGGGAAACTGGGAAGCGGTTGGGACAACGTAAACCATATGATACAGGTGTAATATATGATGAACAACCAATGCCGGGAGTTAACGTAAACTATCCTGATCGTCCAAGCGGCCGCCGAAAGCACCCAGACAACCAAGGCTTTGGAGAAAGTGGCTTTATTAAGGGTGGTGATACGCAAAGTAGCACTCGAATGGACTCTCCTTCAAAAGTACCAGTTACTGAATCTAAACTTGGCCCTGTTGAAAAAGAAGGTCAAACCGCAAGACTAGATCTTAAAAAAATTACCGAAGAAGAGTTTTATAAATTAAAATTTCAAGAAGGTCTTGACGAAACAGGTAGTGTAAGAGATGCTGCTAACTACGCAGAACAAGCAGTATTAGCTAGAGATCTAAATCAAGACTATACAGCATCTCAGATTGCTAATTTTATGAAACCTAAATCTAAACCTTCTGGTAACAAGAGGGCACGACAGATAAAGGATGATCTAGAAAGTGCATCTGAAAAAGGAACTATGTCTGAAGTCTCAGATGAAGTTTCTCTTAGTAGGCGGGCACAGGTAGAGGGTGGGGATAGCTTTAAAAAAGGCGGTCAGATTAAGAAACCTGTTAAAAATAAACGTAAGATTAAAACATCAGTACGTGGTAATGATCTTGTAGCAATGATGTACGACTAATCATGCCTGAAGTTAACACCCTTCCTAATTCTAGAGATCTTGCTAAATACGCAATGAATCAGCCTTATGCTCAAGATTTAGAAAATGTACGCCAAGAACAAATTGAGCGTGCAAAAACATATCCTCCTTTTGAAAATCCTAATCTAGGTTCATTACAGGATGTATTTGATATAGGTCGAGCTACTGTAGGTATGGAAAATGCCCCCGGAAGATATCTTGGAAAACAATTAGGCCCGGAAGCAGTAGATGCTTTAACCAATTCCTTAGAAGTTGCTGGATTAGTTAGTTTAGGTTATGGAGCTAAGAAACTAAGCAAAAACTTAACAAGTAAAGGTCGTAAAAAAGCGGCGGAACAGGCAGGAAAAGCTAGAAATAAACAAGCTATAAAACTGTTAATTCAGAAGTTAAGTAAGTTTGGTGCTAAAAGAATAGGATTAGCTGGTTTAGCTGCTGGAGCATCTGGAGTATTTCCACCAATAGCAGGTCCAGCAAGTTTAGTTGTGGGCGGTTTAAGCATAATGGATCTATTAGCAGATCCTGAGATGAGAGAACTAATTCCTCAAATACCCGGAGCTTTATATGACGCTGGAGTAGATGCTATACCTACTAAAGAAGAAGCTATAAATGCTATACCTACTCAAGAAGAAGTTATAAATGCTATACCTACTCAAGAAGAATATAAAAAAGAATATGGTATAATGCCTTCTGCTTTACAAAGAGAAACTGCACAGAGGGAGGCAGCTAAAAAAAGAACATCGGGACTTACATCGTTACTAGAAGGTAGGATGAAACCATAAGTCAAGAATAATAGTAAAACGAAAAGGTTTAGAATATATGGTAGTAAAGAAAAAAAGAAAACCCAGTAACATGAAGGGAATGACTATTGGCAGAGGGATGAAACGCCCCACCAAGTCAGGTGCCGGTCTTACCAAAAAAGGTGTTGCTAAGTATCGTAAACAGAATCCCGGAAGTAAGCTACAAACTGCTGTAACTGAAAAGAAACCTACAGGTAAGAGAGCAGCAAGACGTAAGTCATACTGTGCAAGATCCGCAGGGCAGATGAAGAAGTTTCCCAAGGCTGCTAAGAATCCTAATAGCAGACTAAGACAAGCCAGAAAAAGATGGAGATGTTAGTTGAAAAAAATTACACCTAGCCAAAAGACAGCTTTAACTAAGCATTCTAAACACCATAGTAAAAAACATATGTCTGAAATGAGGACTTCTATGAGAAATGGTAAAAGTTTTATGGCTTCACATAGAGCGGCAATGAAGAAAGTTGGAAAATAATGACTGGTAAGCTTGGAGAAGATTTCTGGAAAGACGATGAAAAGATAGCTACTGATGAAAAATATAAAGAATTTAGTTTTAAGTATGAGAAGTCTGTTAGAGAAGGCTATGATGACTATAGCCTAATAAACACACTAAGTATTAAAACTGATAAGAATGACTATAAAGATTTTACAAATTATATAGAAAATCTTTCTGATTATTTACAGGAAATGTTTAAGTACACATACGGCAGTAAAGCTAAAAAAAGTAAAGGAACATGTAGTGACCATGAGAACAGAGAGAAAAAGGACTGTTGTCAAGAAGCAGTTCATAAAGAGTTTATAAGAGAAGAGTAGTTAAAACAAAAAGGTTTAGAATATAATGGCAGTCTCAGGTACATATAACTTTAATCTAGATATAGATGAAGTAATACAAGAAGCAATAGAAATGATTGGGGGAGAACAAACTCTTGGTCATGAGCCTGCTTCTGCTCGTCGTTCTATAAATCTTATGCTTAAAGATTGGCAGAATATGGGTGTACTTCTTTGGAGTACTTCCGTGTCTTCAATTACAGTTGTTGTAAGTACTACATCTTATTCTTTAGATTCATCGACTATAGATGCACTTGAAGTTGTTTTAAATAGAGATGATACAGATCTTCAATTAACCCGTATTACCCCTGAAGAGTATTTGCTTATTCCTAATAAGAAACAAACAGGAAGACCAAGCCAGTATTCTCTTCGTAGAGGAGTAGATAATCCTACATTATCTGTTTGGCCGCTACCTGATAATTCTACAGATGTTCTTAAAATGGAGATTGTCAGTGAGTTACAAGACGTGGATAAATCTGCAATACAAAATGCTGATGTACATAAAAGTTTTCTACCATGTTTAACCTGTGGTCTTGCTTATAATATGGCAATGAAAAGACCCGGTATAGATATGCCAAGAATTCAAATGTTAAAATCTAATTATGAAGAAAAACTTTCCAGAGCTTTACTGGCAAACAGAGAAACAGCGGTAATGAAAGTTACACCAAGACTTCGGTATGTTTAATGGCGAGTACTAAAAATGCACTAGCTATGTGCGATACGTGTGGTTTTGTATATCCCCATCGTATTATGAAAATGAATAGTTATGGGATGCTGGTATGCCCACAAGATTTTGAAGGAATGTTTGATCTGAAGAATCATCCTCAGAATAAGATACCTGATGTAAGAGACAATCCAGCTATCCTTAATCCCCGTCCTGATACAGGGGGTCGTAATTTAACTTGGAGTCAGGCTACTACTGCTTGGGGATCAACAGAGAAGTATTGGAATCTAATATGACTGACTTGACTAGTAAATTAATATCAAATACATACAAACAGGTTATACTTGTAAGCTCATCCACAAGTAATACTGGTGTTACTACATCTCTTAAAGCTGTACAAACAGGTGATGGAACTAACAGTGCCCTGAAGATAGCCACTAATGCTATTCAAATTAGTGGTGTTCTGGAGGCCAGTGGTTCTGTTTCTCTGGGCAGCAACCTACGTGTAAGTGATAAAGTATGTGCAAGTTCTTTCTACGGAGATGGTTCTAATCTAACCGGGGTAACTGCCACAATTGCCGGTAATATATCAGTCAGTAATGCTACAATAGGTAGTAATCTTTATGTTGGCGGAACTGTTACTGTTGCAGGTGCTACGCATCTTCAGGCAGCAGTATCTGTGGGTGGGGCTGCTAAGTTTGGCAGCACAGTCAGTGTTTCAGGTGCTGCACATCTTAAGAGTACAGTCTCTGTGGGCGGTGCGGCTACGTTTGCCAGCACGGTTACTGTGGTAGGTGCAGCACTTCTGAAGAATAATGTTAGCATAGGTGGTACACTTGCTGTTGCAGGCGCACCTACCTTTACTTCCAAAGCTACCTTCAGCAATGATGTTTCGGTCAGTGGGCGGCTTGATGTGGCAACATCAGCCTGTATTGGTGGGACATTCAGAGCAGTTGGTGCTGCCACATTTGATGGAGATGTCTCTGTAAGCGGTGGTCTGGTAGTTGGCGGAACAGTTACAATACTGGGGACAAACGTACAGGCAGCTAGTGCCAGAGTATGTGCCTCTGCTTATCATGGTGATGGTTCTAATTTAACTGGTATTACCGGGGGTAATATAAGTGGTAATGTTTCGGTAAGTAATCTTAATGTTTATAATTCTGTTTCTATAGGTGGAAATCTGACAGCCAGCGGTACAGCAATTAAATTTGTTAATGCTGCTGTATGTGCATCTACTTATTATGGTGATGGTTCTAATTTAACTGGTTTAACAGCCTCTCTTATTTCAAATGGTAGAATTGGTGGTAGTCTTGCAGTATCGGCTGCACTTACAGTAGGTACTAATGTTAACATCGGTGGCACACTTACAGTTGCCGGTGCTACTTCACTTGCATCCACACTGAGTGTTGGAGGTGCGGCTAACTTCCTAAGCACAGTCACAGTTGCAGGGAACACCAGACTTGGTGCT